TACACAATTTTCTATACCATCACATATCATATCATCCTTAAACATATAATTCACAAAGTTTGGCTTATATGATAAATGATTAGCAATCTTTAAAAAACATTCTCCAATATACCTTGGTATTTGAGGTTTTGGTTTATCCTCTAATGCAGCCCTTTCAACAGCAGCAAAATAAACTTCTAACGCACCAAGAAATTCTTTATTATTAACGTAATGTTCTGATCTCTTTCTGCGTTTAGGCATAGTTATTGGTGCTGCATAATTTGGCATATTTATTGCTATCTGCTCATAATATTATAACAGAATTAAGCAACGTTGACAAGGTATAAAAATATGTGTAGAATACCTTTGTTGGGTTTGAAGGGTTAGTTCGAGTTTAATTTATATAATTTCTCTAAGATTTCCTTAGCGTCATTTACACTAGATATATATCCCATTTTTTTATTTAACTTTATATGGTTAGTTTTATTCATCTTTCTTACATAGTCCTGATAGAATACAATCATTTCAAAATTTTCTGATTCAGATAAAGTTAAAACATCATCTAAGTTAAGAATGAATAAATCTTCATTAGAAGTTTTTAACCAAGGTTCAAATTTAAATCCTTGTAATTGTCCTCTAGTTTTTACTTCTTCTACTACTATAGGATTAGATACTAACAATAAAGTTCTATCTCCTTCATCAGAAGCAGATACTTTAGCGAAAATTTCTTCACCTGATTTTAATTTAACTGTTGCGTAAAAATCATCTTCTATCATACTCTATTGTCCCCCCTAATCTTTTATGTTAATTGATATAATTTCATAATTGAATTGCTCTTGTACGTAAATTTTCACTCTCTCAATGAAGTGATTCAGTGTATAATTTTTCTTTGACCCTGTTGTAAGATCATCAGCAATATCATAAAGTTTGGCTTTCACCTTATCCTTCCCCTTTCTTAAAACTCTTCCGATGGATTGAAGGTTTCTAACTCGAGACTTAGATGGAGAAGCAAAAATAACGTTGTGTAGCCTCCTAATATTGATGCCTGTAGAGAATGTTCCATAAGAAGCAACTATGATAGCGTTGGTTTCTTCCTCAGTTATCTTTCTAACGTCTTCCCTATCTTCTGCGTCAACACCACCGTGAATAAAAAATATCTTTCTATTCTTGGCAAGTATAGAATTATTTATTAATTCATAAAGTATCTTTCCGTGGGCTTCTACTCTACTATAAAGAATAAGAGTATTACCTTTTAAATCTAATGCAAGATTAGAAATAAATCTATTTCTTTTTTCATGACTTATAAGGAATTGAATTTCATCTTCATAAGTATCAAAATTCTTAGGTTTATATTTTAATACTAAGCATTGAATATCCAGATCAGAAAGATGACCTTGATCCATTAATTCCTTAGTTTGTGTTACTTTATATGAGGGTCCAAACAGTCCCTCTAACACCCACTTATGGGTCTGTGTGCCATCCAAAGTCCCAGTAAACCCATATCTATGCTTTGCATGTTCTAACTTATCCATTATCTTTACTAGTGACTTGCTCTTGAAAAGATGAGCTTCATCACCTATAATTACATTATAATCTTTGAAGAAAGTTCTATCCAACTCAT